TGGGTATGCGACAATGGAAGTATGTCATGGGAAAATAACGTTCAAGTACCAGTGACAGAGTAGCAATACTTGTGGGTTCAAATCCATCTATGCTCCACAAAATAACGTGAGTACAATAAAAAAAAAGAATGGGAAATTACATGCGAATGAATGGTAGTCGTCAGATTACGGTAAACAAAGCAAAATTAATTGCTAAAATTAAAGAGAATAAAGAAGCACACATCAAAGCATATGCTAAAGCTGTAATAGCTTATAAAAGAGAAGCATTAGCTCAATTAGCTGACTTAACCAAGAAAGCTAAGACTGGTGACATGAAACTTTACTTAAATCTTACAACACCAATTGATAACAAAGAAGCGTATGATGCTATCATCGATATGTTTAATTGGGATGTTGCTGAAGAAGTAACACTAGAACAAAACGAATTCAACGAATATGTTCAAGACCAAACACAATTCGCTAGAGATGCACAAATGTCTAATGCTGTTTATTTATCAGCTGCTGACTTAGGTACTCCAGTAAGAAGTGCTGCTAAACCAAGAGCTAAAAAGAAATAAAACACTGGGCTCATGACTCCTTTTAATCATTATAAATGACTGATAATGTGATAGTTATAATTGTTATAACATATTGATAATCAGTCATTTAAAGTGAAAAATAAATCAAATTTTACTTGACTTATAATATAAATGTTAGTATATTTGTAATAAGAAAAAGAACAATAAATAACAATAAAATAAACAAAAACAAAATCCAAAACAATGGCAACAAAAGGAACAACTCCACAAAAAAAAGCAAGTGCATCGACTGAAGTAGTATTAGGTCAAGCAGCACAACAAATCTCTAAAGTAGTAGCAGAAATGAATTCTGCATCAGCAACTCTTGGTAAGTTAGCAACACAATCTGACGAATTAACTTTGTTAGTAGCTAATAAAGAAGACCAAATCGTAGCATTAGAAACTGAGTATGCTGAAAAAGCACGTCAAGCTAAGGTTGATTTAGAAGTAAGCATGAAAGCTAACACTGAATCAGTAGTTAACGAATACTTAGCATCTGCTGGTAAAGTAGCAATCGCTAAAGCTGAATTAACAGCTTTGACTAAAGAATTAACTGATACAAAGGTTGGTGCTGAAGCAGAAACAAAAAGACAAGTTGCAATCGTGACTAACACGTTATCAACTCAGTATGCTAATGACAAGCGTTTCGCAGAGTCAGAAAACAAAGCGGTTATCGCTGAGAACGCATCTAAAATTGGTGTGTTACAAGAAAAAAACAAATTCTTGGAAGAACAAACAACTAAATTATTCTTACAATTAGAAGCTGAAAGAGCTGCTGGTGTAGAAAGAGCGAAAGCTGGTTCAGTTGGTAACATCAACGTAACATCTGATAGAAAGTAATCTATCACAAAATAAAAAAGTTATGTGAGAAATTGCATAGCTTTTTTCAAATTAACAAATCATGTCAAAAATTACTAAACACGAATATCTAGAGAGCGAAAACTACTATGAATGTAGAGGCGTTGGGACTAGAGCTAAAAGCAATAAGCACTGTGAGCATTGCGGTGGCAGCATACCTAAGGGTGAACCACATGACATGCATCACTTCTATCCAGAATTTGAAGCATATGCAACACACAAAGGTTGTAGTAAAGACTTCAAAAAATCATTAAATTAATAAACAAAGTACGTGAGAAATTGCGTATACTTGTTCGAGTCATAAAATACGGAAACAGTGTCTTGGTTGTGGATTGTACTATGCACGTAAAATTACCAAACAACATCGAGCCCGTTATAAGCTGTAGAGGTACATGAGGCTTATTGGATATGGCTCACATGCTCCCATCGTCTAGCGGTTAGGACGACAGCTTTTCAAGCTGTAGATAGGAGTTCGATTCTCCTTGGGAGTACTTAGAAGTTATTTGTAATTACCCGAAGTACAAGGGATGGGCAGTAGGCTACGGCAGAACCCAGCTTCTAAACCAACTGGTACAATGACGTGAAGTGATGGCAACACCTTAATAACGAAGTCATAATTATAAATTGACCAATCTTCGCTAGTACTTAAAGCAAACTCGTGTAACCCATTGGGTGAAAGGCTTCTAGAGCTTAGGTTCATTCCCACGAGTCCCTGTTTTATATCTCATCTAAAAATAAATGAAAATAAATTTGGTAGTTCGGAAAACATTTCATACCTTTGTATCCAGAAATAGTAATAAACTAAAAACAACACTATGGGATTAAAAGATTTAATCTTCAAAAAGGATGAAAATTCTGATGGGGAGCAAAAAGTTGAACCAGTAAAGGAAACGTCTAAGACGAAATTCCCAACTCCAGAGGCAACACAAACTGAAAGTACATTTAGTGCTTTTGGGTTCGGAAAGAAAACATTCACACCTCAAGTGAATACAGGTGAAGTATCACCAGAGCACATAGCTAAAGCTGTGGAGCGATATCAAAAAGGTTTTGAAAGCCTTAACCAACCAGGTTTTGATTTCTATGAGTATTACCACACAGTGTTAGAAACTGGTGTCGATAATGCAATGGCATTCTCTATGGCCTTCAAGATGGGTAAGATGATGGATAAATCATTAACGCCAGAAACCCTTATTTCACAAGCACAATTTTACGAAAGCGAAATCGAAAAGAATTATCAAGAATCTATCGCAGCTGGAAATGCTAAGAAAGCTGAATTGGTAAAACAAAAAGATATCGAGAACCAATCATTGGTTCAAGAATTGGGTTACATGAAAGAACAACTTGAAAGTCTTAAAGCTCAAATCCTTGAAAAAGAAAACAAGCTTAAAGTTGTTGGTTCTAAGTATGAGCCACAAATAAATGAAATCGATAGCAAGCTTGGAGCTAACGACATTGCAAAGAACCAATTGATTCAGTCAATTGCACAAGTGAAAAACGGTATTAATATTAATTTAAAATAAAACAAACAATGGAAGCAAAGTTTCAAACAGCAACAAAAGTGAATACATTAGAAGATAATGTATATGATTTACCAATCTTAAAGAATTTCTCAAAGAACGAAATTGTAACAAAGGTTGACACATTCCGTAAAGGCGAAAAGAACTTATTCTGGTTCGTAAAATTAGCTATATTTGGTGCTCTTGGTTATTTAACATGGACTTACGTGTTACCACCAGTATTCCAAGCAGTTGGTCGTTTTGCATCAATTGCTGTAACAGCATTCTTATGTGTTGCAGCTGTAGTCACAGCACCAGCAATCTTAAGAGGTCTTCGTAACTTCACTAGAAACTTACACAAGACGTTCATCAAGCACCAACCATTCGTTGAGTTAGCTAATCAACGTGTTAAGATGGTGGATAACCAACAAACGTTTCGTATTGCTAAAGGTGGTATCATCACACTTAAAAATGATTTTGAGTCTCAAGCAGTATTAGCTGAAAAAGAAGTTAAGACAGGTGAAAAAGATATCTTGAAGCTTCAAAATAAAGCAGTAAGTCTTAAACAACAAATGGTCGATATGGTAACTGAAAAAGGGCCAGACATCAAAGGTGAAGATGTTTATGTTGATTTACAAAATGAATACACAAAAACTCTTGCTGATGCAACACGTCAAGCTAACAAGTTAAACCAATCTATCTTATACGTAAGTAAGTATGGTACTCGTGCTAACATCATGAAGAAAATGGGTCAAAAGTTATCAATGGTTGAAACAGCTATGACTATCAAGTTAGAAGACTTTGATGCTACTGTTGATATGCTTAAGAAAGATTACGACTTCGGTCAACGTTCTAATGCTGCGACTACCGCTGCTAAATCAGCACTTGGTTTCACAAAAGGATGGGAATTTGAATACGCAATGGATGTAATCACAGCAACTATCTCTCAAGATATTGCAATCACATCTGGTAACTTAAAAGATATCGATTCGTTAACAGCTAACTTCACACTTGATTCAGATGAATCGTTTGATAACTTGAATATGCTTGCTGACCGTATCAAAACTGGTGCTGATGTAAGACCAACGGCTAAGCAATATGCTAACCCAGAATACAAGTTAACGTCTGAAGACAAACGTAACTCTGGTGGTTTCACTGAAGTATTCTAAATAAAATAAATGAAAATAAATTTGGTAGTATGAAAAACATTTACTACCTTTGTATCAACAAATAAATTAAATAATTAATCTAAAAAACAAAATGGAAAATCAACCAACAAGTGGCTCATTATGGAGCCGATTAACAAAAGGTGCTAAATACACAGTTTATGCATTAGTAATTGCAATAGTTTGTACGGCAGTATATTTTATTGCACCAGGTTTAACTGTATCTGCATCGAAGCAATTACAAGCGTTAGATTTAAACTCTGACAACTTGAACAACACAACAAAAGGTGCTTTGTTACCTTTACCTAAGAGTGAGCAATCATCTGCGGTATCAAGCAAAGGAAAAGTAATCATCGCTGAGTATGCTTGGAACGGTAACTCTGGTATGATTGTCGCAAACGGTGGACCACGTACAACAGAAGGCTCTTTAATGGAAGCTGCTGGTATTAACTTGGAAATCGTAAGACAAGATATGGTTGGCGGTCTACGTGACATGCAAGTCAAATTTGTTGAAGAATTTGCAAGTGGTGTTGATTACCCTAAATCTGATAAAGCAGCGTTTGGTGTAAGTATTATGGGTGATGGTGCACCATTTTATATCACAACAACTCAAAAGTCTTTAGACGAGAAGTTTGGTAAAAATAAATACCATGTACAAAACATCGCTGCAATTGGTTTATCTTATGGTGAAGATAAATTAATCGGGCCAAAGATTTGGAAAGATAACCCACAAACAATGAAAGGATGTGTAATATCATCTGTAATCGGAGATGGTGACTGGGTTGTAGCTGTTAATTATGCTTTTGCTAACAAGATTGATGTTAACCCCGACCCAAGTACTTATGATGCTAACGCAATCAACTTTGTGTCTAGTCAAGATGATGATTATATCAACTCTGTAAAAGAATTAATTAAATCACAAAAAACAGGTTTTACAGTACCGTTGAAAGAAGTGGTTGCTGGTAAATTAACTGGTAAGACAATTGACCACAAGATTGATGGTGCAACTACATGGACACCTGGTGATAAAATGGCTTTTGATGCTTTAACTGGCTTTACAGATGTAATCTCTACAAAGGACTTTGTAAATCAAATGGCAACCTCGTTAATCGTTGTTAAAGAGTGGGCTTTGTTACACGAGAAAGATGTAATCGCAATGTTAAAACAAACATATGTAGCTTGTAATCAAATTAAGTTATATGACGAGTGGGCTGTTAAAGCATCTGAGTGTGTATGTGCAACTTACAAATTTGAAACACCTAAATACTGGTATGATTTATTTAAAGGTCAAAAAGGTACCAAGGATGGTTTAGATTATAACATCGGTGGGTCACGAGTATTTAACTACGCAGATGCAATGCAATACTTTGGTATCTCTGATGGTAATAACAGATACAAATCAGTATACAACCAAGTATCAAGTTACTTGACTGACTTAAACCCTTGCGGATTTAACGAAACTTGTAAAGATGGTGTAGTTGGTTACGAAGATGCGGTTAACTTATACTTCTTGAAATCAATATCTGATGTTGATGCTGGTAAGTCTGAGAAAATTACATACGCTGAAACAAAGACTAAGGTTATGGCTAATGGTCAATGGAATATCAACTTTGCAACAGGAAGTACAAATATCCAAGGGTCTGAGAAAGATTTGAAAACAATCTATAACTTGTTAAACCAAGCAGAGGAAGCTAAGTTAGAAATCATCGGACATACTGACAACGTTGGTAATCCACAATCTAATGTAACTTTATCTGAAGGTCGTGCACAATCGGTTAAACAAGCATTAATCAACATGGGTATCGCTGAAAATCGTTTTCAAATGGTTACTGGTAAAGGTTCTAACGAGCCAGTATCTGATAACAACACAACTGCTGGTAAAGCTAAAAACAGACGTGTAAGTATTAAGTTACTTAACTAATAAATAAACAACTTAAAAAACTCCTAGCAATTAGTTAGGAGTTTTTTTTATTTTATTAGGTTATATCAAAAATATTTATTACCTTTGTAAAACAATTAAAACTAAAACAAATGCAAAAATTTTTTAAGCCTCTAGAAGAAATAAACAAGACAGGTAAATCAACCATCTTAGTTTCTTGGTTAGTATTATTAATTAGTTTCTGGACTATCTGTAGTCTTGGTCAAACACACTTATTTCCAACACCATCACAAGTATTGAATGGTTTTAAAGATTTATGGGCCGAGGGACTTATTGTACATTTAACAAGTAGCCTTTGGTTATGTGCTCAAGCAGTATTCTTTTCGGTCCTTATATCACTAGTCTTAGCATACTCAACCGCAATACCGTTTTTTAAGCCAATAGGAATGTTCATAAGCAAGCTTAGGTTCTTACCTTTAACTGGTATCGCTTTTTATATTTCAATCGTTATAAACGATGCTAGAACACTTCAAGTATTGGTGTTAGTTGTATTCATGAGTACGTTCTTAACGACATCACTTATGAACATGGTTAAGGATATACCACAAGAAGAATTCGACCATGCAAGAACACTTGGTTGTAATCGTTGGGAAACACTTTGGGAAGTTGTTATCAAGGGACGCTTTGATTATGTGTTTGAATTAGTTAGACAAAACCTTGCAATCGTTTGGATGATGTTGGTTACAGTTGAAAGTATCTTAGCAGCTGCTGGTGGTCTTGGGTTCTTAATTAAGAATGGTGATAAGCTTGGTGATAACGGAAAGGTAATTGCCTTACAAATAATTATCGTCCTTGTTGGTCTTGGTATCGACTTTGGTATCACAAAATTACGTAAATTATTATTCAGATATTCAAATTATTAACATGGAATACAAATTAAAAAAATACGATAAATTTGAAATTACTGGTAGAGGGGCTTGTGTTACTATTCATAGAGATGATAATGAGATTGAAGGAATAGATATAGGTTCAATTATAATATTAGAAGATGAATCTAAATGGGAAGTAACAGTGATTGAACAATTTAGAGGTACATTTGGTATAGGTAAAAATATTGGTGTGTTAGTAAAACAAATTATTAAAAATTAAGACAATGAATAACTATAAAACAGAAGATACGTTATTATACGTAGATAAATTATCAGTTGGTTACAACGGTAAGATGATATTGAAAGATGTTAGTTTTGTTGAGCATAACATTCTTCGTGAAGGTCACGCATCAACAGGACAAGTGATTGCCTTCATTGGTAGGTCTGGTCGTGGTAAATCAACATTATTCAAGGCCCTTACAGGTCTTATTAAACCAACTACTGGTCAAATCCTAATTACGGATATGAGTACTGAAAATACTGATGACGCAAAGCCAGTATCAGAAGGAGACATCGGTTTTGTTGACCAAAAGTATACCTTATTTCGTCATGAAACAATCTTACAAATCTGTCAATACGCTCTTCGTAAGAGTAAGTTAAGCAAAGCTGAGAAAGCTGAAATGATTAACAAGTATCTTGTTGAATGGGGGCTTGATGAACACAAGAACAAATACTCTTGCGAGTTATCTGGTGGTCAACGTCAACGTACAGCTATCATCGAACAAATGTTATCATCTAAGCATTTTATGATTCTTGATGAACCATTCTCTGGATTAGATGTTGGTAACATTGACAAGGTAAAACAATCATTTGAACGCATCTCTGCGGATAACGAATATAATACAACTATCTTCTCAACTCACGATATTAAATTAGCGTGTGAAATGGCTGATAGTATTTATGTAATCGGATTCCCAGAAGGAGTTACAGATTATTCAACCATTGTTAAGCACTATGACCTTAAGGCTATGGGACTTGCATGGACACCATATGGCGATGGTCACCGCCAATTAGGAGCTGACATTCGTGAATTATTATTACGTTCATAATTATGGGAAAGAAAATAACATGTCCATTAGAAATGGAAATCCTAACTAAAATAGGAAACAATAAAACAAATGAAAAAACCTTTCATGATGGTATCATTCTTAAGGGTGATGAAATAAATGAATTACTTGGTTTTTATACGTATAGAGGTGATGTCTGCATCTTAGATGGTCTAGGTATGGATGTTGAATTTTCTAGCTATAGCGATGAAAATAAGGTCATTATTCACGAAGCAATTATGAACGATAAGTATGGTAATTAGAAGCGACAGATTTCTTAGGTTTCTAACCTATTTTCTTGGTGGTGGTCAATTACCAGCAGCCATGGCATTCTTTCCATTTGTGATAGTTAACAGTCAAGTTGAGGCAACGCCAGAATTGATTAATCATGAAAGGATTCATTTAAGACAACAATTAGAGTTATTAATCATTCCATTTTATGTTTGGTACTTGATTGCTTATTATCGTAAGGGGTATTGGAATGTAAGTTTCGAAAAAGAAGCATATGCGAATGATAATGACTTGACTTATTTAAAAAAAAGAAGTATCTTTGCATTCAGAAAGTACCTATAATTGCTCGTTTTTTTAGTAATTTCGGTATATTTATTACTGGTTGGTGGACCACTCAAAACCAACAAATAATGTTTAAACAAAACAAAAAAAAATGAAAAAATTGATTTTAGCACTTGCATTAATCGTAACATTTACTGCTTGTAGCGGTCCAGCGACAGAAGCTACGGCTCCAGTTGCAGATTCTACAGTAGTAGTTGCTGCCGATTCGACAGCATTTTGTGTCGATTCTACTAAGGTAGATACTTGCGTTGCGAAGTAAGAACATAAGTAGGGTATTGAGTTATCCTACTTGTACAAGAAAATAAGAACCACGTAAACATATAAAATACGTGGTTGTACCTAATAAAACCAACATGGACAGTGATGAACCTTATAAACAGGAAAGTACTAGGAACAGTTTGCCTAGTAATAGCAACCTTTCTAAACCCTTTTGGGTTCGACATTTTGGTTTACAAACTGACACAATTAACCAGCGATTATTGGAGTACAATGTACGCATTATATGCATCTGCACTCCTATTCTTTGGATTCTCTTATACTGCATTTAAGTTAGGTAAGAGAGCTATTGGAAACATATTCCTTACTCTAGCTATGTTCCTTAATCCTTTTGGTTACGACTTAGTAGTTTATGGGATAACAATGTTAACACATGACTATTGGATGACTATGAGTATCATGTATATGCTAGCTGGTATGTTTTTCGGAGGATTCTTATATTTATCTAATATCAACCCAATAACAAAATTAAAAAACAAATTTAAAAATGGACAAAACATTCAATGAATTATTCAATGAGTTCTTTAAAAGAAACAACATCAACCCAGAAGATAAACTAACTGAGGAAGAAAAGAACAATGCAAAACAAATGCTTGACCTATTAACAAGGGTTGGTGATAATCCAAAGATTGATGAAGATGAAGAAAAAGAAATTGATGAACAACTTGGTAAACCAGATAAAATAGAATTCTTCAATGAAGGTGATACTTTTTTTGAAAGACGTATTTGGAAAACACCACTTGGTGAAATTCAAAAATTAGTTTTCAGTAAAGACCAAAGTCTTATATTACCACCACAAGAACCAAAAGATTTACAAAAAGAATTGGATGCTGCTGTAGAAAATGAAGAGTTCGAAAAAGCAGCAGCAATAAGGGATGAGATAAAAAAGAGAAAAAAAGTTACAAAAAAAGCAAAATAAATTTGCGTTATCCAAATATAGTTTGTACCTTTGCAGAAGAAAATTAAAACAAGCTAAAAAAATAAATTACAAATTTACTTGACAATATCAAAAACATTTAGTACCTTTGTATAACTTTTAGAAAAAGCAACATATTTATTATAAACGAGGAAACTCAAAATAAGAAAAAAATGACAACAATAACGACATATACAGGGAAACAGTATCCGCAAGGCAAACAAACGCCTACAGGACTGGTCATGTCGTTAAGTTATTTAAGTTAATTCTTAAAACACATATTTAACAACTAGAACCCAGTCCACAAGACTGGGTTTTTTTATTGGTATCTACACCAAATTATAAGTAGAGAGTTATTTGACATCTTGGATTAAAACGGAAAGTGGGAGAATGGTTAGTCCACTTGCTTTGGGAGCAAGAGAATGCTGGTTCGAGTCCAGTCTTTCCGACAATAACTATATGTGAAGGCAATTGGGAGCCGACTCCGCTTGGAATGGAGAAGTACTTTAAACGGTCAATGCTGGTTCGAGCCCAGTCATATAGACGTGAAACGGTTCGCACTGACGTGGGGTTAGGAAGTGTATTTATTGTCCTGTAGTGTAATGGCAGCACGATTGGTTTTGAGCCAATAGATACAGGTTCGACCCCTGTCGGGACAACTAAAGAATGGTTTCAGCAAATAAAACAAATTCACTTTTAATGAAAACAACATGCCATTCTGTTTTTGGGAGTATTGAGCAACTGGTTGCTCAGCAGACTGTAAATCTGTGGCTTCGGCATTGGGGGTTCGAATCCCTCTACTCCCACGTCTAGACTGTTAGGTTTTTATAGACAGTGCACAACTGTAGCATAGAAAATCATTATGCTTCCAACGCACAAAAGGTGGTGCACCTCACTTGTAATGAGGAATAGACTCAGTTCGATTCTGGGTGGGAGCTCTAAAAAAATTTTAATTTCGACTTGACTTTTAGGCTCATTTCATTATATTTATATAAAAGTAAAAATATGAAATGGACAAATGAAGTAATAAGTGAAATTAAAGAACACATTAAAAATGGTAAAGGATATCGTGAGATATCAGATTTAACTAATATTAATTGGAATTCTATTAGGATTAAAATGGGTAGATTAGGCGAAGGAGTTGATAAAAACAAACCTAAGATAATTAAACATTGTATTGAATGCAATGGTGAAATTAAAAATGATGGTTTAAAATTTTGTTCTAGTTCTTGTAGTGCTACGCATAATAATAAATTAAGGCCTAAAAAAATTGAGACAAATAATATCAATGAAAATATTAATAAACGTAAAAGAGATAATTATCATTTAAGAAAAAATAAAACATGTATTAATTGTAATACAATTACGACTAATAAATATTGTGGTAGTAAATGTCAAAATGAATATAGAATAAATTTAATTTTTGAGAAAATAGAAAGTGGTGATTTAACATTGAACACTAGACAATACCGAAAATATCTAATATCTAAACATGGTTGTAAATGTATGGAATGTGGTTGGGATAAAATAAATAAAACCAGTGGTAAAGTACCAATAGAATTAGAGCATATTGATGGTGATTCAACTAATAATAATTTAGAAAATTTAAAACTACTTTGTCCTAATTGTCATAGTCTTACACCAACATATAAAGCTTTGAATAAAGGTAATGGTAGACATAGTAGAATGTTAAGATATAACAAAGGTAAAAGTTACTAAAGATAAAAACGCTGCTGGTATCCAGTAAATCCCGAAGTACAAGGGACAGTAAGTTAAGCGTGACTTACAAATGCATTATTAGCTCAGAGACAGAGCATCGCATTTCCAATGCGAGGGTCGGGATTTCAAAATTCCCATAGTGCTCAAGTACTAATTAGGGTCGTGCCACGTTGTGCCATGATTAGTAACAGAAGAAAGAACCTAGAGGTGGCCGTGACTGTCTTTCTTCCAAAATGCGAGTGTCGTATAATGGCTCATTACTCCAGCCTTCCAAGCTGGAGATGACAGTTCGATTCTGTCCATTCGCTCTCAGCCAGTTAGTAGTCTGGTGAAAATTAAAACTATTAATGCGAATGTAGCTCATTTGGTAGAGCGATACCTTGCCAAGGTATAGGTAGTGGGTTCAAGCCCCATCATTCGCTCAACGGGGGTGTTAAAATGGTAACGTCATTCTGTTAAAGAAGAATGGTTTCAGCAAGCAAACACAAAAAAAACAATCTGTAAAATTGAAACAACGTTGGTGCAACTCCAGCCACCCCCACAAAATAAAATAACAAACTTAAAAACAACAACATTATGAAAAACTTAAACAACAAATTAAAAAAGAAGAAACGCTGATGCATCCATAACTATGGGTGCAATAGGAAAAACTATGTATCCGTAGCAAAATGTGGCATTGCTTCTGGCTTTTAACCAGACCAAAAATGGGTTCGACTCCCATCGGGTACACCAAAACAAAAAAACAATTAATACACTGGTGTGTATCCGTAAAGGCATTCGGTCCTCCCTCTTAAGGAGTTCTATGTGGGTTCGACTCCCATCACACCAACAATTCATTGGTGTGTACCCGTAAAGGCATTCGGAACTGGCTTTTAACCAGCATTATGGGGGTTCGACTCCCCTCACGCCAACTAACAATCGAAAACCATGAGACAATTAGAATTACGTCTACAAACAGAAAATCCAAGATATCGTAGAATTTGGGTACAATACTCAAATCATCGTGAATACCGTGTTGTCTTAACATTATTCCCACAAGGAAACGGTGAATATCAAATGATATTTGGTAGACCATCAGATTTATCTTACGAATCAATCAACGCTATTTTACAAAATAATTTGGAAGTATCAATTTAATTTTGTACCTTTGTGTATGACTTGTAATACATTAACTGGAGATGAAAAAGAGAGGTATAAGTTTAAGAAGCCTTATGACACTCTCGACAAAGCGATTGCTGAAGCAAAGCGACAAAATGCGTTAGATGACCACACACAAAAATTAGTTGGTTATAAATGCACATATTGTTTCAAATATCATATTGGTAGGAATGGGAAAGAATTATCAGCAAAAGATAAAGCGAAATTGAAAGCAGAAATCAAGATGAATCAAAAGCCAATGAAAATAGTTGGTTGGATTGACTTAAACAAAATTAAATAACAATGAAAAGAAACGATACAAGACCATTAACAGTTAATGGTCAACCATGGGAATACAAGATTGGTAGAAATACTGTAGCTATTTACGATACAGAAGGAAAAAGATATTTCCCTAAGTTTACTGATATTCATAGTCAAAAGGTTATTGATGCTGGACAAGGTTATTTAAACCCAGCTACTATTTTAAATTATATCTTGACAAAGATTATAGGTGATAATCCAATTCATCAAAGATGTGTGTGTTGTAAATCGGTGAAGGCTGATGTATATTTAAGACCTAACCCATTTTCGGCAGAAATACATGAAGATTACACACCACATTATTACTGTAATAGTTGTGTTGATGATTTAGCAGAAGACATATAAAATTAAATAACAAGGCCGAGGAACAATCGCTGAATCACCCGAAAGGATAGTTGGTTTAGAGGAAGTTCTCGACATATCAAGAAGGAGGAAGGAGATAGAGGACTACCCCTAGCGTATAGGGGATAACAAGGCTATCGTTTGCACTTCCGCAACACGGTATGCAAGCCAAACAGTTCGGAGAGTGCATTCCTTTAGCTCTATGATGAACGGGTAGGTGCGTGGTAGGGGTTACCCTCCAGCCAGTGGTAACACTGACAGATAAATGATTGTATAGAACAAAATCGAGGCTATGCTCACCTTGTTATTTTTTACTTGATTTAACGATATGAATTTCGTATATTTGTATTATGACACAAAAGAAAAGAAACCCTAAATTTTTTAAAGAAAAGAAACTAATTGAATTGAGAATGAAAGACCATGAAATTAATATGGCCATTCGTAATCAAAGTCTTGTTGAGCTTGATGAACCTATTCATCATGGTTATAATGCTGAATGGATTCTTAGAAGCGATATTGAAAAGCGTGAAGATGCACATGTATTTCAAGAAGCCCTTGATGCATGTAAGAAAATGATATGGGGTAAGACACCAGAGTTTAGAGTTAAAAATTCTAAGACTAAGCGTTGGGAGAATGTAAAACCTGGACTTAAAAAAATTAATAAAGCTAAGTATGATGCTCTTAGTCCTAGTGCTCAAAAGTTTTTCTTCGAAACAACAAAATCAGCTAAGTACTGGCGTGTAGGTTTTAATGATAAAGAATACCAATGTACCTTATCATATGAGTTGGTAGTTAAGATTACTAAACATTATATTACACATCGTAGAGAGCATGATAACATCCTATATCAAATGGATGCTGAAAATGAAAAGATGTTGTATAAAGTTGCTGGTAATGATAATCCATGGGGTGCTGGTAAGAATTACCCTAAATGGTATCGTAAAGTTGAAAATGCCAAAGAAAAGAACAGAGCTTCAAGAGAATTAGTTGAAGTTAAGAAAATTTACCCCAGTATAAAAAAGAAAAAAGATTTACTAGACTTGTAAGCTCTTATAGTATAATGGTATCACACTCCCTATCTGATGTAATCGGTGGTGGTCACATTCATGAAGTACTAAAATAACCAATTAAAGCCAGCCAAATGTTGGCTTTTTTTGTTTTTAGTATATATTTATAGGTATGATAAAGAATTTACTTAGAGAAGGTTTGGTTAATTTATATGAGGGTAGAGTTAAGTCCACACTTACTGAAGGCCCAATTGCTCTATTCGAAATAGTTAAAGGATACTACGAAATGACAGGTGACTATCAAATTGATGGTCATAATGTTAATGAATTGTATGTATATCTAAAAGAAGAAGAAGATTTTGACCCACTTGGTCATGGTGTTCAACCAACAGAAAAACCAGTAGACAAGAATATTTGTGTTCTTAGTTTTTCGACAGGTAACGAAAAATTAGATTGGCCTTATTTATCACTTCCAGCTGGTTATACTTGTCCATTTGCAACAGCATGTAAGAATTTTGCAGCTAAAGCTGGTCAAAAATTTAAAGATGGTAGTTCACTTAAGGCTGCTAGTGATAAGACAAAACACATGTGTTATGCAGCTAGAGCACAAGCCCAATATCCAGGCACCAATAAGAAAGCTTTTAGTAACTTATCATTAATCATGCAAGCACAAAAAGATGGTGGTGTTGATGGAATGGCTAAATTGATTATTGATTCAATCAAATATGCTGGTCTTGAAGGTTCAAGAATATTTAGAATACATGAAGCTGGAGATTTTTTCTCTAACAACTACATGAAAGCTTGGATACTAGTATCTCAAGCATTTCCAAATATTAATTTTTACACACACACAACATCACTTCAATATTGGTTATCTAATAGAGGTAGCATGCCAAAGAATTTCCGTCTTATTGCATCAATGGATGATGATAATAAGGAAACAATCTTAGCTAATAAATTAAGATACTCTAAGGTTGTTTATTCAGTTGAACAAGCAAAAGAAGAAAGATTACCAATTGATTATGATGATTCGATTGCATGTTGTAAGGATGTCAATTTCGCATTACTTATACATGGTGGTCAACCTAAGGGTTCTGAAGCTGGAAAGGCTGTATCGACTTTAAGGAAAACAGGGACTTACGATAAGTTAAAACAATTACATAAAACGAATAAATCTAGTAGACAAGATTTAATGAGATAATTAAAAAGGGCTTCGGCCCTTTTTAAATTTAAGACTTGCAAACTAAATTTAAAATTAGTATATTTGTATATGATAAATAAAATAAACATAGATGTTGATACTGATAAGACACCAGCATTAACAATTGGACATCCAATAGAATTCACACCAACAACACCAGATGAGGCTAAGACAGTTATCGTTAACGATATTTCATGTGTTTTTGAAGCGTTTAAAATCTTGGTGAATTTAGCCGACCAAAGTGGTTATGGTAAAAAAGAAGGTTTCATAAAAACAGCGATTGACAATTTAAACAATATGTTAATTGTAAAAGAAGAAAAATAAATTTGGTATTATGGAATTTAATACATACCTTTGTCATATTAAATAATGAAACCAATAATCAAATTTAATGGTGGTGCACCAATTGCCTTGTGTAATAGATGTTTTACTATTATTTGTTATGTTAGTTGCACTGATGAAGATGGTGATGAATGTAAAGTTTTAAGACCATATGGTGATGATTATTCAATAACAATTGGTGGCAAGGTGCCGATATACTGTAATAAATGTAAAGAACTACTTAAATATTCACTCAATGAATGACAATCAATATCAAGAAAACCAAACAGCTAAAGAAAAAGCTATTGCTGTAATTGAATCATGTACAACATGTGACCATTTCGAAAATGCTGTACCTTATTTAGAACTGTATTTGAAATCATATAGTGACCAAGAAGGTTACAATGAATTAGTAGTCTTGTTTAAGAACAAGAAAATTGAATTAAACTGTCACGAAATATAATGGAAGGAACATTAAGAAAAGAAATACATGGTCAAGAACTTTACTTGTATAATGCAAAGGGAGAATTAATATTCAAACGTTGGTTAAATCACGGTTATTCAAAAGTATTCACCCCATTTCCTTATGGGAAAAATGATACGTATGTATCTATTACTGACGAGGGAACAACAATAACAAAAAAAGTTTGACAAACACTTGCAACCGTATAAATAATGTCGTATATTTGTGGAGTAAATGAGTGCTGAACGAAAAAAGATTGAAAAGAAGGAAATTCCAAAGGTTGTACCTAAGAAACGTCCAGAACCAGAACCAGAGCCACCAGTTGAGAAAAAAACTAAGGCTAAGGCTTCCGATGATAAATACATTCGATTAGCAACTGACTCAAAACAAGAAGAATTCAAAGCTATTAGCGAAAGAGTTCATAGAGGAGAATTAAAATGGGCGTATTACGCTACTGATAACGGTAAAGGTTATCATCACTATTTAGTAATAAAATAACAATGACAATAAAGGACCGAATTAACACAGATTTCATGGAAGCTTATAAAGCTAAGAACATGGAAAAGAAAAACTTCTTAGGTGTACTTAAGGGAGCGATTCAAACTCAAGAAGGTAAGAACATAGAATCAACTGATGAGAACGTTCTTAAGGTAATTAAATCACTTGAAAAAGGAATCAACGAAAACATAGAAGGTCGTAAGGCTACTGGGTTAGATACTGCTGAACAAGAATTAGAATTATCATACATCAAGCCATATCAACCAGAACTTATGGGTGAAGATATTATTCGTGAGAAGGTAAGATTGATTATATTAGAAGTAGGTAAAGCTAATCTTGGTTTGTTGATGGGAACATTCAACAAACAAAATGCTGGTAAAGCTTTTGATAACAAAGTTGTTTCAAACATTATTAAGGAAGAATTAGTATAATAGCGATAACAACAGCATTACTTATAAAACTAAAGAAAAGAACTATGACAAAAGAACAAATTGAAACTAGCTTAGACGCTATGCTTGAAAACCCAAAGGCTAAGACATTCCTTAACCATTTAGTTAGAGCATTTTAAGTAATTAATCATTGGGTATTGTTTTATTTTCATTACTAAATGGTTTTTAAGTAAAAAGGATATATTTATTATAAAGAAATATATGGAAAAAAACGGAAGAAGTAGGGTACATAATTTCCCTAAAAATGGTGATAAGTTTGAGTATTGGACAGTTATTAATGATGAACCATTATATGATAAAAAACAATGGAGAGTATTATGTAAATGTAGGTGTGGTGTTGAAAGTCATGTTAGAGTTAATGCATTACAATCTGGTGAATCAAAAGGGTGTAGATGTAGAGCAGCTGATATGAGGAGAAAACAAATGGTTTTTGAAGGTGAATTAACAAAAACTAAATTTAATAGAATTAAAAAATCATCAGTGGAACGTGGTTTAGAGTTTTTAATAACTATGAAATATGCTTGGGAGTTATTTGAAAAACAAAAAGGTAAATGTTTTTTTAGTGGGTTAGATTTAATTTTAAATAAAGATGGGGAAAATATTACTGCTTCACTAGATAGAATAAATTCTGAAATAGGGTATATAGAAGGTAATGTACAATGGGTACATAAAGATATAAATAAAATGAAAACTGATTTTAATGATGATTATTTTATTAAAATATGTAAATTAATAACCGAAAATAAAAATGGAAGAAATTAAAAGAAAAAAAATCTATGATACTTTAGAAAGTATGTTAGAAAATCCTAAGGCTAAAACGTTCTTGAATCATATTGTTAGGAGTTACATGCCAGCAACTAATGTAACTAAGATAGTTGAAAATCCAAAGGGTGATTTTAAGTGTGTGTTAACTAGAGCAGCATTAACCACTGAAGACAACTATAATAAGGTTGTTAAATCTGAAGCTTTCCAAATGGAATTAAAAAATTCTTCAGAGAGTACACCTAGTGCTGCACATGAAGCTGCTGTCAAAAAATTAATCGGTAATAAAGAACAAGGTGTTACTGGTAAAGATACGACAACCTTTATGTCTAATTCAGCTTATGAAGTATTTGCTGATTGGATTGTTGCTAAGTCACTTAAAGCTGACAAACATATCAATTGGTTACTTGGGTCTATTAGACGTGAAAGTTTAATAGCTAGAGCTGAGAACATCGATGATAAAGATGTTCAAAAGAAAGTTGCTGATTTCAAAAAGCATAACAACATTTCTAAACCAGCTACAGCTAGCTTAGGTGATTTTGGTGATGTTCTTAGTAAATTAAAAGCGGCTATGGAGGCTAATAATAAATAATGTTAACAGGTAATACACAAACACAAGTTGTCGAACCAAAAATTACATGGGGTTATTGTTCAGTCAACCCTATCACACAAGTGATTGAACATTTTTATAATCAAAGGAAAAAAAATTAATGAGATTAAATATAGATTTAACACAAGGAAAAGAAAAGAAAGTGTTTTTCACATCTGATTTCCATTTGTTCCATCAAAACGTTTTAAAGTTTGATAACCGACCATTCAATGATGTTCACGAAATGCATACAGCAATCGAAACACGATGGAATGAAGTTGTTGGACCAAACGATATTATCATCTATTTAGGTGACCTTAGCTTTGCTAGGAAAGAAGATAAAGCATATGTTGAAGGAATGATGCATGGGCTTAATGGTGAGATTCATTTCGTAATGGGTAACCATGACAAGTGGGAAGACATCAAGAAATTTACAATGTTCAAGAGTCAACAAGATTACCTTGAAGTTAGGATAAGTGAAATGGTTGATGGAAAGAAAGTTGAGATAATGTTTGTATGCATGCACTATCCAATTTATTCATGGAACAAGAAACATCACGGACATTACATGGTACATGGTCATTGTCATGGTAACTTACATCATGGTGAAGAAGCCACATTCTATGAAGGTAGGAGGGTTATTGATGCTGGATGTATGCTTCATGATTATTATCCTATCACACACAAACAAATAATTGAAAAGTTAGCACACATAGAAATACAAACCAAAGGCGAAGGTCGAGAAAACTAATAAAATATGGCAAAAGAGAAAAATAAAGTTGTAACACCAAAAGAGAAAAATATGAGTAACTTAAAAAAAGCGATTATTAAACGAGTTAGCGAAGCCTCACAAGGCATACCACACATAGAAATGTTAGATATACCGATTAGTGATATCCTAAATCAAGAAGAACACTATGATATGGAAGAAGATGAAGAAGATGAAGAAGATTATGTCTCTCAGACACATACTGAAGATATCAGTTTTATTGAGTTAGCAATCCTAAACGATTATTTATACGATTGTTATAAAGGGAAACATAAAGATATCACAGTAAGTACTTACGGTATGGTTGATGTTATTGGTCAATTAAGCTTCGGTGGTGCATTCGATATCACAGGTCAATTCTGGTTCAGTGCTAAGGTTGATGGTGATGATAATGATTTCATCTTCCAAACAAAAACTTACGTTGATAACCGTAACGAGTTAGTAAGCCGTTTCCATATTACAATCAAGAAAGGTATCGCTGGTACTAAGTTTGAAGAGTTATACAAAAAAGTTAGAGGTTTAGCCTTCAACAACTCACAATACAAAGGTAAGTGTATCAAAGTTAAATTAAGAGAAGGTCGTTTTAGAGGAATCGAAATCATCGATATCAAAGAGGCTGGCAATGAGTTAGTATTAAATACTACTCAATTAAAGTTCATCGACCATTTCATCAAGCGTGTTGCTAGAGGTGGAAATGCAAGATACTTATTGAATGGAGAGCCAGGTACTGGTAAAACAGAAAGTATCCGAGAGATTGCACGTAAGTTAATCCCACACGTTACATTCGTTATCCCAGACTTTTCAACAAGTGATGACTTAACAAGTATAATGGAAGCTTGTGAGATATTCGAGAACGCAGTAATCATCATGGATGATATCGATTTGTACTTAGGTTCAAGAGATAACGGAAGCTACACTCGTTTATTAGGACAATTCTTATCATTCTTCGATGGTGTTAAGAAACGTAAGATAAGCTTACTGGCATCAACAAACGATAAAGGTTTAGTTGATAAGGCTGCCGAAAGACCAGGACGTTTTAATTTCACACTAGATTACAGTTTCTTAGATGCTGACCAAATAGTTAAGGTATGTAAGATACACTTAGATAAGAAATGGCAAAAGCAACCAGTATACGATGCCTTAACAGGAACCGTAAATGGTAAGAAGGTAAATATCACAGGAGCATTCATCGCCAACTTAGCTGATAATATCCGAGAAATGGCTGAAGACGATAAGACATGGAGTATTTCAGATACGGTAAGTTTAATTGAAGAATCATATAAAGGGTTCTATTCCAGCCAAGTAGAAAAGAATAAAACAACTATGGGTTTCCAATTATAAAAAAAAAGTCCTCAATAATTTGTTTTATTGGGGATTTTTTGTACCTTTGCGTTATGAAAAAAATTATTTACGATAAGTCATAAATAATTACGATTTTATTTGCAAGTATCAAATATTATACATACCTTTGTAACAGAAAATAAAAACTATGTTAGAATTAAAAAACCAAATAAATCCAATTGAACACGCAATCGGTGTTACAGTTGCTAGATTTCAAGTTAATGACTTACATGAGGGCCAACTTAAGATGTTGGATACTATCTGTAAAAACCATGGTAAGGTAATTATATTTTTAGGTATACCTAACGGAGATGGTGGTAAACATGACCCACTAGATTACGCTACACGTGAAATAATGATTAAAGAATTATACCCTAATGTAATCGTTTTACCACAAAAAGATAATCGTGACGATTATGTTTGGTCTAAAAACCTAGACAACGCAATCAAAATGCCATTTGGTGACCTACCAGCTTTATTATATGGTAGTCGTGATTCGTTTATACCACACTACCATGGCCAATACAAAACAATCGAATTATTAAGTGATATTAATTATAGTGGTACTGAATCACGTAAGAAAGTATCAACAAGAATATTACCATCATCAGATTTTAGAGCTGGTGTAATCCATGCAGTGTACGCACAACGTCCCGTAACCTACCCTACGGTTGATGTTGTTGCTTACAACGATAAAAATGAAATCCTTTTAGCTAAGAAACCAAACGAAAAGCTATACCGTTTTATCGGTGGCTTCGTTGACCGTACAGATGAGTCTTGGGAACAAGCAGCTAGACGTGAATTCATGGAAGAAGCTAATGGTTGTGAAATTGGTGACCTTAGATATATAGCTAGTGGTGCTATTAATGATTGGCGTTATGCTAAATCAGAGAATGGTATTATGACCACGTTATTCTTAGGTAAGTTTATGTGGGGTTCTGTAAAGCCAACTGATGACATTGCAGAATTAGCTTGGATAAACCCATTTGAAATTGATATTGATACTGATATTATGGAAGAACACAGAGGTTTATTTAAAATATTAGTGGCTTATTTAGATAAAAATAAAAAGTAATGAAAGTAGCTGTTATAGGAAGTCGTACATTCACTGATTACGAAGAGATGAAAAGAACTCTATCAGCAATCAAAATCACTGAGATAATCAGTGGTGGTGCAGATGGAGCCGACAAATTAGCAGAGCAGTACGCTACTGAGAATAACATACCAACAAAGATATTCCTACCAGATTGGGAAAAGAATAAAAGAGCTGCTGGTTTTATGCGAAACACAGACATCATCAATGAAGCAGAACTTGTAATAGCATTTTGGGATGGTCAATCAAAAGGAACTAAGGATAGCATAGATAAAGCTGAAAAACAAAATAAAAAAGTACTAACAATTATCAAAAACAAATAATCATGAGTTTACAAAGAAATCTCGCAAGAAAATTAGAACGTGCAATCGCAGCAAAGGATTGGACCAGCATGGAAGAAATGCAAAAATACTTAACTAAGATTATCACTAAGCCAGATAACTTAGTATTATGTAGTGACGCTTACAAGTATTCACACCCTAAGTTTTATGGTGCTTCAATGACCAAGATGATTTCCTATATGGAATCACGTGGTGGTAAGTTCTCTGAAACATTATTTGTCGGACTTCAAATCATATTAAAACAATACCTTGAAGGTATTGCTATCACCAAAGAAGAAGTTGATGAAGCATATGACATGCTTGGAACTAAGCTTGGTGTATTTGGTCGTGATGATGTATTCGACAGAACCAAATTCGACTACATCGTTGATAAGTACGATGGTAAATTACCTATCAGTATCAAAGCAGTTCCAGAAGGTACTGTAGTTGGAACTAAGAACGTATTGTTTGTTATCGAGTCACTTGATGAGAACTGTGCTTGGTTAACAAACTTCTTAGAATCAATCTTATTACAAGTTTGGTATCCTATCACAGTAGCTACTTTATCTCGTGAAGTACGTAAGATTGTACGTAAGTCTTTCGAAGACTGTACATCATATGATGAAGACTTAATCGACTTCTTGGTTGACTTTGTATTGAATGACTTCGGTTTCCGTGGTGTATCAAGTGTACAATCAGCTAAGATTGGTGGGTTAGCTCACTTGGTTAACTTCAGAGGTTCAGATACTATAGTAGCATCTAAATTAATCAGAGATGTGTACAACACTGAAACAATCTATGGTATGTCAATACCAGCAACTGAGCACTCTATCATGACACTTAAAGGTGAAGATGGTGAAATTGATTTAATGAGAAAGGTACTTACTCTTTACCCAACAGGTATCGTAGCTTGTGTATCTGATTCATTCAACATCTTCAAAGCATGTTCTGATAAATGGGGTACTGAATTACGTGACTTAATCTTAAGTCGTCCAGCAACACCTGGAAACCAATTGGTTATCCGTCCAGACTCTGGACACGTGTTAAATACACTTAAAGAAATCTTCAATATCTTATTTGATAAGTTCGGTTACACAACGAATGAAAAGGGTTACAAGGTATTGCCTCCACAAATCCGTGTTATCCAAGGTGATGGTGTTAACTTGGAATCAATCAAAGAAATCTATGCAATGTTAAAAGCTGAGAAAATATCTCCAGAGAACCTTGCATTAGGTATGGGTGGTAAATTGTTACAAGCGGATATCAACCGTGATACAAACAACTTCGCAACAAAGGCTTGTTTCGCAATCCTTGATGGTGAAGAAAAGAACGTAATCAAATCTCCAACTGAAATGGATGCTGAAGGTAACATCACCAAGTCATTCAAGAAATCTAAGCAAGGTAAGCTTAAATTGGTTAAGAATGATGATGGTACTTATCGTACAGTAACATCAATGGAAGCTGATTTCGATACAGTTAAAGACGAATTAGTTGAGGTATTCAGAATGGGTGAAATCTTAGTTGATTATAACTTTGAAGATATCCGTGAGAGAGCAATCGTAAAATCAAGTAGAAAATTAGAAACAATATAACCATGGAAGGATTAGATGTAGCGGCAGAATTAAGTAGAATAATGCAAGAGGAGCTGAATAAATATTGGGAAACAGCACCTATCGGTTATAATAAAGATAATGATGGTTATCACATGGGTAACGGTCTTATTGTTAACAAAGAAACTTGGAACAAATATAATAAAGCTTTAAAAACAAGACCAGAACTTGATGCATATGAATTTATGATTGAGTTGGTTAAAAAAGCTGCGGATGAAATAAAAAACAAATAATGACAACAGATAAATATATATTCTTTTGGGGAGGGACATTCAGTCAATGGTGTCCTTCACCAATTGTAATTGACGGGGTTAATTACAACTGCACAGAACAATACATGATGGCTAAGAAAGCTCTTATGTTTAGTGACTACGATGCTTATCGTGAAATAATGTTAGAGAAACAACCAGCATTACAGAAAGCAATGGGTAAGAAGGTTCGAGGTTTCGATAAAGTAATTTGGGAAATCTATTGTAATAAAATTGTTTACGATGCTAACTACGCTAAGTTTACACAAAACAAAGGAATGCGTGATGAGTTAATGGGAACCATAGGAAAAGAAATCGTTGAAGCTAGTCCAGAAGATAAGATTTGGGGTATTGGAATGCACGAAACACATCCAGATATCCTTGATAAATCTAAATGGCAAGGAACCAACTGGCTTGGTGAAGCAATAATGCAAGTGAGAAACACTCTAATTGCAGAAGAATCAATAAGTTATACAGACTAATGATAACATACATAGATGGTGACCTTGTTAAAGGAGCCGAAGATTTTGAAGTAATAGGACATTGTTGCAATTGTTTTTGCACAATGGGTAGTGGAATAGCACCACAAATAAAAGCTAAATTTCCAGAAGCTTATGCTGCTGATTGCTTAACCGTTAAAGGTGATGAAAGCAAATTAGGTACAATAAGTTATACACATAATACAACACCTATTGTTGTTAACCTATACGGTCAATTTGATTATACTGGTCGTAGAAGTGGTAAAATGGATTTAGACTATGATGCGTTAAAGAAAGCATTAATCTTGATGCAAACTAAATTTACTGGTAAGCGATTTGCTTTACCAAAATTAGGTGCTGGATTAGCTGGCGGTGATTGGGATGTAATCGAAGGGATTTTAAAAGAAGTTTTCTTAGGTGAAAATCTTACCATTATTAATTGGGTACCATAAATTTATTCAGATTTATTTGATTATTCAAAAATAATGCGTACCTTTGTAAAGTGAAAGTAATATTTTTAGATATAGATGGGGTTATGTGTACTTCCGCTTGCTACGGTAAGGGAAAAAACAATAAGTGGGATAGCTATATGTTTGACCATAAAGCCGTGGCTGTCTTAAATTTTATACTACAAGAAACTGGTGCTGAGATAATTTTATCGTCAGATTGGCGACATACTTACACACTACAAGAAATGCGTGAAATTTTTTGCCATAATAATGTAATTAAAGGACCAATAGGTTTTACCCCATTAAGCAAAACATACACAGGTATGAATCTTGAAGGTGGTCGTGTTGACGAAATAAAGATGTGGTTATCAATACATGCTTGGAAAGATGATATCAAATGGGTAGCTATTGATGATTTGAATATGAGCGAAGGGCTATTTGGTCATTTTGCTTGGTGTCCTAAAGAACAAGAAGGTATCAAACGCCTTGGTGTTAAAGAAAAAATACTAGAAATACTATCATGAACAACTGGGATTTAAAATTTATAGGGTTATCTAGGCACGTTGCTGAGTGGAGCAAAGACACCAATCGTAAGAATAGTGCTGTTATTGTAAATGAGGATAACATAGTTATCTCCATGGGTTATAATGGTTTTCCGATTGGTTGTGATGATACAGTTGCTAGTAGATATGAAAAGCCAATGAAATATCTTTATACTGAGCATGCTGAACGTAATGCTATTTACCATGCTGCAAGATTAGGTGTAACACTTAAGGGTTGTAGAATGTATGTAACAATGTTTCCTTGTAGTGATTGTGCAAGGGCATTAATACAATCTGGAATAACTAAATTATATACACCAACGCCAGATGTTGAGCATGAGAAGTGGGGACCTCATTTTAAGGCATCACTAGTGATGTTAGAAGAAGCTAATGTAGAAGTAATACTTATAGATTAATGGGAAAAGAAATAGTTAAGGTTGGTATAGCCAATCAAGGAGAACTAAACTTAGATGTTGATGTTGTTAAACAATGGAAACCTAAAAATATAAATCACATTGGAACAACTGTCTTCTTTAAGAATGATGACACGTATTTTTCAATGACAAGAGAAGACTTTAAAAAAATATTTAATTTATAATATGGGAATAATCAAATCAATCAAAGTAAATCACTTTGAATACAAAGCAAAACGTAACTGGGATAAAACTTATTGGTTCGTGGATTTACACGGAACAGTCCTTAAACCTAACTATACAGCTGGCAAGGTTCCAACTGAATTTTATCCATATGCTAAGGAAACACTTCAACTATTAACTAAGATGGATGATGTATCTTTAGTAATGTTTACCTGTTCTCACCCAAATGAAATTATCGAGTATGTGAATTTCTTTTCACAACACGGAATCACCTTCAATTATATCAACTTAAATCCAGAAGTTAAAACTGACGTTAATGGATACGGTTGTTATGATAATAAGCCCTATATGAATGTTTTGTTTGAAGATAAAGCTGGGTTTGACCCAGAAACAGAATGGAAAGAGGTTTTAGATTTTATGCAATCAAAATATGGGACGAATAGTTAATTTACATGAGTGGAATGCCGAAAGACACAAAGCCATTAAAATACAAACAGCTGTTGATGAATCAATAGTTTTCACTACTGAAGAATTAAGAGAAACTTTAAAACATTTATTAATAGAAGAATTAAGTTGGTTAGCTAACGAATACACGACTGAAAGAAAAATGGAACTTGAAGGTCGTATAAATTTTAAGCTTAAGCAAATAGAAAATTCTCTTATTAATTTAGTTAATGAGAGAGTTGATAAAATAACCGAAAGGATTGTTACTCTAACTATTGGTAGAATAGTTGAAGAAGAAGTTAACAAACGTTTGGAAATAAAATTAAATAAAAAATAGTTTATGAATAGCAGATTTAAACTAATAACAGAAAACTTTTTAACACCAGAAGAATGTAAGGGGTTCATTGATTTCTCAGAGAAACAGGGGTATGGTGAAGCACTTATCCGAGTTAAAGGTGGTGGCGAACAAATGCGTAAAGACATACGTGATAATGATAGAGTTATCTGGGATAACCTTCAAGTAGCAGCTCAATTATATGAGCAAGTAAAAGATTTATTAGTTGATATTGATGGTTATGAACCATGTGGTCTTAATGAACGATTTAGATTCTATCGTTATAGAGATGGTCAACAATTTAAACCACATGTTGACGGTTCATTCAAAAGAAGCCCAACTGAAGAAAGTAAAGTCACTTTGTTACTCTATTTGAATGATGATTTTGAAGGTGGTAATACAACCTTGATATTAGAGAATGAAGAAGTTGTACCTAAAGAAGGTATGATGTTGTTATTCGCACACAAAATAATGCATTGTGGTCGTCCAGTAACAACTGGAACCAAATATATTTTAAGAACAGATGTAATGTATAAATTAAAAGAATATAAAAACTTATGAAAAACAAATTTACAATATTTGGACTAATCGTCCTAGCAACTATAGCACTGACAGGATGTGCTGATGTAACAGATGTACAAGCTTGTATACCAGCTGGAGAACATACTTATGGTTTCTGGGGTGGTGTATGGCACGGTATGATTGCTCAATTCGATTTTATTGGAAGTCTAATCTGGGATGATGTGGCAGTATATGCTGTTAACAATAACGGTGCTTGGTATAACTTTGGATTCGTTGGTGGACTAGGAATTATGGTTAGGATAGTAACATTCATTATTAAAAAAATTAAAAAATAATGATTTTTTTAAGAAGAAACAAATTTGGAATACTAGAAAATTAATTGTATATTTGTAACATGAAAAAGAAAATAGTAATATTCAGCGGAGCTGGAATATCAAGAGAAAGTGGTGTCCTCACATTCAGAGATTGTAAAGATGGTCTATGGAATAATCATAAGATTGACGATGTAGCAACACCAGCTGGTTGGGCTAAAGATAGAGCTGCTGTGTTAGGTTTCTATAATGAACGCAGAAGACAATTACCAGACGTTGTACCTAATGATGGTCACAAGTTAATTGCTGAGTTAGAGAAAGATTATGATGTAACAGTAGTTACGCAAAACGTTGATGACTTGCATGAAAGAGCTGGTTCGACAAACATCATTCACTTGCATGGTGAGTTAACAAAGGCTCGTGGTTCATTGTATTCACATAAGCCAAGTCCAGCTGACCAAGTAATTGATATCGGTTACAACGATATTAATATTGGTGATAAGTGTCCAGTAACTGGTTCTCAATTACGTCCACATATCGTGTGGTTCGGTGAATACCCGTTTGGCGTTGATAAAGGTTATCAAGCTATTCGTAATGCTGACTACTTGGTTGTGATTGGAACAAGTCTTAATATTGGTTACACGCTTGATATGCTTGCAGAAGCCAGTGATGATTGTAAGGTATTTTACATTGACCCAGAGCCATCTGAAATTCTTGCAAAATACACAAATATACCAGTAACTTTGATGAAGTACGGTGGTGCTGAAGGTATGACTAAGTTCATAGAAAAATTAAACGATGAAAAAGAAACTGTATAATATGAGCTATAGACCATTACCACCATACCTAACAATAGGTAAGTCAGAAATTGAAGGAAACGGATTGTTTGCAATTGATAGTATTGATGCTAATCATATGATTGGTGTTACACATGTTAGAGATAATCGCTTTGAAGATGGTTATATAAGAACCCCACTTGGTGGGTTCTTTAATCATTCTGAAACACCAAACTGTGAAGTAATTGTTGATGATGAATTCATCAAATTAAAAACAATAAAAGAAATAAAAGCTGGTGAAGAATTAACAGCAACATATACCCTATATAAACCAAAATCATGAGTGTAATTAAATTAGAATTAACCGAAACACATGTTAAGTTGCTTAAGCACTTACGTTGGAGTGTGAATAAGAAAGGTTTTATTGTCGGAACTGAAGATGATGAAATTGACCCAGCGGCATTTGGTGAGAATAATATTTACGAAGCTATTGACTTGATACTTAATGGCAGACCAGCTAATTTCGACCCAATAAAAACAGAAGAACTTACAGTGTATTCAACTGAACAGATGGATGAATGGGATAAGTTGTATACTGAACTACCTATGGCCCTTGATATCATTATGTATAATGGTCATTTTGAACTTGGTACTTATCGTACAAAATTCCATGATAGAGTTTGGAAGAAAATAAATTAGGATATATCAAAAAGATTTAGTACCTTTGTCGTATTAAACTATAAAACAAAAACAAATGAATACACTTAAATTCATCGGAATAGCTTTACTAGTATTGTTAGCTATTTTCATCGGTTACGGAATCTATTTCGCTGTAGTAGCTTATTTCTTCGTAATTAAAATTATCGTAATAACACTGATAATCAGTGCAGCAATCTTTTTATACTATTCAACTAAACGTCCTAAGGAATGACGATAGGTGTTTATCCAGGTAGTTTTAATCCTTTTCACAGAGGTCACTACAATATTCTTTTGAAAGCTCAAGAGATTTTCGATAAAGTGATAGTTGCTCGTGGTATTAACCAAGAGAAAGAAGCTTCAGCATATGATATGCCAATGATAGTTAAAAATAGAGCAGAATGTATTGAATACACAGGGCTATTAACTGATTGTCTTGAAGCTATAATCAAAAAAGAACAAGAAGCTGTTTTAGATGCTAAGGTAACTATAATAAGAGGGCTTAGAAATTCAGTTGACCTTCAATATGAAATGAACCAATATCGCTATCTACAAGACTTAAAACCTAATATACAGATGGTGAGTATCTTCTGCGACAAAGAGTTTGAACATATTTCAAGTTCGGGTATTCGCACACTTCAACCATTCGGATACGATAAAGTTAAAAACTATTTAATTTAAGATACTATGACAAATTTATTATTCTCCCTTGATGGTAGAGACGAAATCGCAAAAACTATTATCTTACAAGCTAATCGTTGGTCTGACGATAATCACACGGAAATGGGTGAAATAAGAAAACAAAAGTTTTCTGATGGAGAACTTTGTGTTGACTTTACCGATTCAGTTAGAGGTAAACGAGTTTACTTGGTATCTAGTCCTAACACTAGTGATGAGATAATGAAATTGATGTTGGCTATAGATGCAGCTAAACGAGCATCGGCAAGAGAAATTGTTGCAATACTACCATACTTCCCATATGCTCGTCAAGATAAGAAAGACCAATCACGTGGCCCTATTGGTGCTAAAATGATTGCTGAGATGCTTGAACAACGTGGTGCAACATCTGTATTTACATTCGATTTACATGCTGACCAAATTCAAGGGTTCTTTAATATCCCAGTAACTCACATAGAAGGTAAAAATGTATTCGATGAATACATTGCTGAAACCCTAACACCAAATACCGTTCTTTGCGGTCCAGATGCTGGTTCTGGTAAACGTGTAAAACGTATGAAGGAACAATTAGTTAAGCGATGGGGTGTTAACTTAAATTATGTGATGCTTGATAAGACACGTAAAGAAGCTAACATAATTGATGAAATGGTAATTATTGGTGATGTTACTGGTAAGGACGTAATAATACTTGATGATATGGTTGATACTGCTGGTACGCTTTGTAAGGCAGCTGAAGTACTTATGACAGCTGGTGCTAATAGTGTACGTGCCATTATTAGTCATGGTGTCTTATCTGGTCCAGCGTTTGAACGTATTGGTGAATCAGTTCTTACCGAATTAATCATAAGCAACTCTCTTAAAAAGCATGACTACATGGAACTATGTGCTAAAAATTTTAATGAGGAAAGTTGTCTAAATATTCGTAAGGGTTCTGATAAGATTAAAGTATTCAGTGTATCTAAACAAATTGGTCTTGCTATGGCTGCTTTGAATAATGATATGAGTTATGAAGCTCTTCAAGCAAAACGTAAAGAAAATGCCTAAAGATACTGAATATACAGAAAGAACATTTACACTTAGTCCAGCTAAGATGGAGAAGTTTGAGAAGTGGCGTAAGGCTAAAAATAAAAAGAAAGGTGAAGTCTATGTTGGAGCTGCTGGTGGTGCTTACGAATTCGTATTCATACCAACAGGTATAGGAACAATTACTATGGTACGTTGTGCTGATGGTGAAGAAATTGATTTAACAGAAGACGAGGACATTGGATAAAAAAATAAATTATGAGTAAAACAAAAAGCCTAGGTGACCGTATGAAAGCATACGAAGCCTGTTATGATGTTAGAGTTCCAGCGAGAACTTATACTATCATTAGACTGGATGGAAAAGGGTTCAGCAAGTATACAAGTATGTTCCAGAAACCTTTCGATGATAACTTATCGAATGTAATGGATGCAGCTACTATCGAATTATGTAAGATGCTTAATCCTAAGTTTGCCTACACGCAATCAGATGAGATAAGCTTGGTGTTTACAGATATTGAAAATATAGAATCAGAACTTATCTTTGATGGTAAGGTTCAAAAGCTATGTAGCATCTCAGCCTCTAAGGTAACACAAGCGTTCAATAAGAAGATGCTTCAAGTTGTTGCTATGAACACACCTCCAGAAGATTTATTTAATAAAATCATGCGTGGTGATATCCCAGAGATTGACGCAACATTCGATGCACGTGTATTCATCATTCCAGATTTCCGTGAGGTATCTAATTACTTTATTTGGAGACAACAAGATTGTACACGTAATAGTGTAAGTATGGCAGCACACGCATTACTTGGTCACGAAGCTACTATGAAGAAATCTAGTAGCGAAAAACAAGACATGATGTTCCTAGAGAAAGGTGTTAACTGGAATGATTATAAAACCAAATACAAACGTGGTAGTATTATTAAAAAACATTCATATAAAATTGATGTACCAGAAGTTGCTGGTCAAACAAATGGGTTCGGTGGTTATGCTACTAGAACAAAATGGGTACCTGTTGAAACGCCTATCTTTACCCAAGAGAAAGAGTTTCTTTACAATTTAATTCCGACTATAGAAATATAGTTGGGATTTTACTTGCAACCTATAAAAATAAGTAGTAGATTTGCTGAAACATAACATTTAAAATAAAATAATCAAAAGAATGAATTTTAATCAATTAAGTGATGAACAAATAGATTACATCAAAAAAACTTACACTGAGAAATCAGATTTAACATGGGAGAAAAAAGCTTTCATGCTTGGTGAGCATTTTGGTGTTAGCGAAAGAACTGTAAGGAAGTGGGCTTCTGAAAGATTAAATCTTAAGGAGAAAGCTGATGTTGAGCCAGAACAATACACAGAAGCTAAGAAACGTAAGATAGATAAATCTAAGAAGGTTTATTTTGTTACATGGGCTCAAAATAACACACCAATACATGAAGGTTTCTATAAAAATGTAGAAGCATACGCAAAGAAACACAAGGCTGATATTCATATCATACTTGGTAGATACAAGAACCCTACGAGTGTTTTTCAAGATGCTAAAGAAGAATTTTGGGTTGAAGAAGTTGAGAAGTACATGGATGCTAATCGACATAACGTACACGAATTCGTTACAATCATGGGTGATATTAAGGTACAACCAACAGCGGTAAATCCAATGAGTGGTATGAATGCCTTAAGTGGTGTTGACTCTTGTATTTTCGGTGCACCAAAGGTTCAAATGGAAACTATTCCAGTACTTGAAGGTATGAAACCTAAGATGATGGTTACAACAGGTGCTATCACACAAAGAAACTACACTGACTCTAAGTCTGGTAAGTTAGGTGATTTCCATCACGTACTAGGTTTCTGTATTGTAGAGATAAAAGACAATGAAACATTCTTTATTCGTCAAGTAACTGCTGATGAAAAGTCTGGTGCTTTCAATGACTTATACTACAACGTTAGCAAAGGTGTTGTAACAAAGAACGAAACTATTGCAGCTGCTGTTCTTGGAGACCTTCACTTAGGTGAGCATGATGAGAAAGTGATTGACACAACATTTAAAGTCCTATTGAAGAAGCTTAAGCCAGCTAATCTAATCCTTCATGATGTATTCAATGGTCACTCAATTAGCCACCATGAATCAAGAAATCCATTCAAACTATATGAGCGTGAACAAGATGGAAGTAATTCAGTTAAACGTGAAGTTGATTTCATGTTGGAATGGCTTGATAAAGTTAAGGACTATAATGTAACAATTGTAAGAAGTAACCATGATGATTTTATTGACCGTTGGTTACAGAATTCTGATTGGAAACATAACATTAAGAACGCTAAGGAATACATTGAATACTCACAAATTCTATTATCTGGTAAAGCACCTAAGGGTATTGTTCCTTACTTGATTAACCAAAAATTCCCTAAGATGAGAACATTAGACCGAACAACAATGTTTAGCGTTAAGGGTTGGGAGTTAGGTCAACATGGTGATGTTGGTGCGAATGGTAGTCGTGGTTCATTATTACAGTTCCGTAAGCTTAATACTAAATGTGTTGTTGGTCACTATCACGGTCCAGGTAGAAAAGACGGTGCACTAGCAGTTGGAACTACTACTCACTTAAGAGTAGGTTATAACAATGGGCCAAGCTCATGGTTACAATCACACGTTATTATCCATAACGATGGAAAGGCTCAACATATCAATTTCATCGATGGTGAATTCACAACATTTAAATAAATTTGGTTTATTGGAATTAATTTAGTACCTTTGTAATATGGGAAAAGAAATAGAACGTAAATTTTTGTTGGCTGAGGGTACTAGTATCCCCATTCCAGTTGAACATATAAAGGTAAACATCAAACAAGGTTATATATCGGTTGAGAAAGATAAGCAAGTTCGTGTTAGGTTAACAAAATGGTCTTTGTCTGAATTTGCAACTGTCTGTGTTAAGTTCACAGGTAAGCTTATTCGAGATGAATTTGAATTCAGTGTTACCAATGACATTAAAGAAGCTAAAGAGCTTTATAAGAAATGTAAATGGAGTGTCGAAAAGAAACGTTTAAGTTTCAATTCTCATCACATGCCAGATGTTCGTTATGATGTTGATACTTTCCCTAATGGAATGCAATGGGTTGAAGTTGAATTCAAATCAATAAAAGACATGAAGAAGTGGGAAAAGGATATCCCATCTTGGATTGGAAAAGAAATAACGGGAGTTAGCAAGTACTCTAACATAACACTTGCAAAGAAAAAGCTTAAATTTAATGGCAAAAGATAGCATGTATATTTGTGTCGATTTCGATGGCACATGTACAACACACGATTACCCAAGAATAGGATTAGATATCGGGGCAATACCAGTACTTAGAAGATTAGTAGCTGAAGGACATAAGTTAATCATATTCACCATGAGAAGTGGTAGCACACTTGATGATGGTGTTAAATGGTTTGAGAATAACGGAATTCCATTATTCGGAATAAACAGAAATCCAACACAGCATTGGACAAAGAGCCCAAAGGCTTACGGTCATTTATACATTGATGATGCAGCATTAGGATGCCCATTATCACTTGACCCAACCAAGTCATCAAGACCGTTTGTAAACTGGTCAATGGTTGAAATGTTATTAGAACAACAAGGAGTATTAACACCAATAAACACACAATAAAATGGGATATAAAGTAACAATTCCAGTCCTAGAAGGATTGAAGAAACAATTAGAAGCTAGTAATAAAGCGTTAATTAAATTAACGCCAGTTCCAAGACCAGAAATTACTAAATTAATTAAGGCAAATGAAAAACAAATTAAAATCTTAAAAGATGAGTTCTATATTGACTAAACCAACAATAACTTACGACCAGTTTAATGAACTTAGTGGTCAGTTAGATATTCGTATCGGACAAATTGTCGATGCTGAACCTGTACCAAAGAGCTTTGGTCTTAAATTAACAGTATCATTCGGTCCATCTGGTGAAACAAAAACAGCTTTCACTAATCTTGGTAAAGACCATGAGCCAGAAGCATTGATTGGTCTATTGGCACCATTCTTATTGAACATGCAACCAAGTGAAATCAAAGGTGTCATGAGTGAAGTAATGATATTAGCAAAACCTAACAGTGATAACACATTCAGTGTTGGGACAACTATTTTATAAATATGGGAAAGACAATTGCCGCTGGAATATTCATAGTAAAGAAAAATGGTGACTTATTGGTTTGTCATCCAACAAATCATGCGGCTAATTTTTGGAGTATACCAAAGGGTAAGGTTGAAGAAGGTGAAACCATGATTGAAGCAGCTATTCGTGAAACATATGAAGAAACAAATATCAATTTCAATGAGATTAGTGAATTGCATTATAACGTAACAGCGTTAGATAGTGTTAATTATGCTCATAAGAAAAAAATGATATACCCATTCGTTTATTTAGAAGTACTTAATTCTAAGTTGCCATGGGATACTATCGAAATTAAGTGTAACTCAAATGTTCCAGCTGAACGTGGTGGTTTTCCAGAGATGGATGATTACAAATGGGTTACTATTGATGAAGCTAGAATGATACTCCATTATACACAAGTAGCTTGTCTTGATAAGATAGCTGAATTAGTTAAAGATAACCGTCATATAGCCCTATATTCAACAAATGATTAATTATCCAAAG